GTTCCCGCCAGACAAACGTCAAGGCGATCCCGATTGCAAGCATGACCGTCGCAAAATAGAACGGATAGTTGAGATCGACATCAAACAGAATCCCACCGATGATAGGTCCAAGAATATTCCCGATACTCGTAAACATCGAGTGTTCGGCGCCGGCTTGGCGATTGGGTGGCGAGAGTTCGACGAGGCTGGGGCGAAAAGGGACGAAAGTTATGAAGAGTTTACGTTAAGCAAAGAATGGTTTATACGCCTTCTTTCGTGTTGCCTTCGCGGTGATCCGATTGGAGGCGTTTTATATTGGTAGCTCGAAAAAGAAGGCCGCTCAGTACTGCTCGCAAAATTCCGAAGCTGAATAAGAACGGTGAGGCGCAGTTGAGTTATTTTAGTCATCTCGATATCCCTGGAATTAGCGTAGGTGACGCAATATCCCGCGTGATTTCGATGAAGAAGGCGCGAAACTTACGCCCGAAGTCGATACAAATATACCAAAAGTTGATGCGATACTTCCACGAATGGTTAAACGAGAAGCATCCGGATATCTATTACATCGATCAGATTAAGCGAGCAACCGTCGAAGAATACATTGATTATTGCTTGAATGAGCGAAAGTTGTCGGAGTACTCGGTAAACAGTCGAGTCAAAGTAATCAAGATCATTTTTAACACGCTAATTGACGATGGAGAACCGATTTCGAATCCGGCCGCTAAAATTGCACCGCTGAAAATGAACACCGCGAAAATCAAAGTATTTACCGATGACCAGGTTATGCGTTTGCTTGACCACTGTGATACTCAATCATTCGTTGGTTTCAGAGACTATTGTTACATCCTACTTGCGCTGGATTCCGGCTTGCGGATAAACGAATCACTCACGCTGAAGACCACTGATTTTGATTTCGATAGCAGAACGATATTGATCAGAAGCGAGAATGCAAAGTCTCGTAAATCTCGAGTCGTTCCGTTTTCTTCCTATGTAGCAAAACATCTAAGGGAGTTGATTGAAGAAAACAGATTCCATTTCAAAGATGTCGATTATCTTTTCATATCAGTGAGAGGTAGTCATTTAGAGGCAAGTAGTTTGAGGAAGAGGCTTAAACAGCTAGGCGATTTGTCCGGAGTATCAAAGGAAATCGAGGTAGCACCTCACGCTTTCAGACATACTGCAGCTACCAACTTATTGAAAAATGGACTAGATATCTTCACGCTAAGCAGGATTTTGGGCCACTCAACACTTGATATGACTCGCCGATACCTTGCATTGACACCGAAAGACCTGTCAGTGCGACATGACAAGTACTCACCAGTCCAACAGTTCAGAACACGTAAAAGACGCTTTTAAACATAAAAAAAACGCCCGCATGTATATCGGAACTTCCTTGCCGGGAAGATCACACACGCAGACGCCTACTAAGTTAAGGCAATTGTACCGTGATATCCGTTATCTGACAAGTAACTACGCCACACAATGTTTTAAAGTAGCGTAATTTTCTTGATGCGGCTAAAAAGGAGCCGGAACAATGCCGAAAGCAGCAATCACATACCTATTAAACGAACAAACTATAAAGCAATTCACGACTCACGATACAGTCGAATCCTTGAACGCAACATACTGGGCGCAAATCAACGCAAACAGCGCCAACCTCACGAAAACCGAGCGCTCGGTTTACTTCAAATTGACTCAATATGCGGTAAAACACGTAGGAGTTGCGTACATGACAGCAACCACTATGGCGAAACTCATCGATAAGTCGCGTAGTACTGTCATGAGGGCCTATCGCACACTGAAGGCCCTTAACATGATCGAAGTCATCAACTGTAAACGGAAATCTGATAACCGCCAAACGGCGTCAATCATTCGCATCATGCCGCTTCAAGTCGAAGATACTGCGGAAAATGCGAGGGGTCTCAAAACAGATACTGACGTACCAGTTACGGAAGATAACGCTGAAAAACCTGTCTCCAATCAGGCGAAATCGAGCGTAGAATTGAACGCTGATTTAGAGAATGCGACACAAGATGCTACACAAGGAAGTGGTCAAAATGACACACCATTAAACTCTTTATCTTTAAACTCCCTTAAAGCTCTAAATCTTAAAACATTCGATAAAGGCGAATGCGGCACGCTTGAGGTCTTGAACGCATTCAACATTGACCAGTCACTGATCCGAGCTATCCAGCCGCTGGCACTTTCAACAGCGAAGCAAGTCGAACTTCTCAACGGCGGAATCGTTACACATCTTCAAATCGCACTGTCACGCAAATTCACAGCATTCATGAGAAACTTTGACATCCTGGCGCATCTTGACGAAATCCAATCCGCAGCAGTTCGCACAGCTTACGTCTCAAAGCGCAAACAGGTCCGAAACACCGTTGGGTACTTCTTGAAGACGCTTGTTGTACTAATAAGTGAAACCCTTGCTGAACTTGCGACAGACATTGCGGTCGAGGCGGCAGAGGTCGAAGGCCATGCGGGCTATGACGCAGCAATCTTTGCTCGCTATGAGGCGAAGTCCCTGGCGCAAGGTATCGCACTCGAGCGTGTAACTGCGCTAATCAACAAGCACTACGGCATTAATCAAACAAATCAAACTACGGAGGTAATCGCATAATGGGAAAACTACGAGAAATCACGGTATTAACGCCGCAAGGCGCAAACAAAGGGAACAACAACGGACAGGTGCGCGGTAAGGCGCTGTCTGCGACGCAGTACGAAGCAATCGACTTACTTGTATTACGAGGTAAACAGAAGATGACTAAAGGCGCTATTGCCGAGAAGTTAGGTATCAATCCGCGTACATTGCGTCGCTGGGAACAGGATCCAGTGTTTATTAACGAATACAAGCGCTTAGTTGTTCAAGCGACGACTAGCCGTATGCCGGAGATTCTCGATGCTTTGACTGACGCTGTAATCGAAGACCGTTCCGCTGCCGCCGCGAAACTCTTATTACAGATGCACGGTATGCTAACGAAAACTGTCGAAGTGAAACAGGTTGAGAAACCTATCGATCGTGAGGACCTTGAACGCCGATTAAAAGCTGTCCGATAATACATGGACCGGACATTGCGATAAAGCCGGCTTAACTGCGGAAATTAGCGTGTGGTAGCGAAAGGGTAGCGTGTGAATGGCGCAACGGTGCGGTTTGTAGTAGATAGGGTGGGGCGCAGGCTGGCGAGAATGACAGTGGTTTGCGTCCGCTTATGTCCGATATCTTCCGCACACAGCTTCAGATGGACGCCCTCAGAATTATTTCGGGAGTCGTTGATCGATACTGTACTCTATCGCTATCACTCGCTACCTTACGCAATGCATATACACTGCATAAACAGTACGCTATTAAGGCGCCAGTCTCACGGTACAATGCGGGTTTGAGTGGCGTTGCATAGCGTATGCATACGGATACGATCGAGAGAATGCGCATGAATGGCTTAGTATCAACGTTCCTTGCGATGACACTAACGCAACACAACATGGTTAAGTAGCGTTAAGTATACGAAGTGTATGCAATAAGTAGTATTTAGTGATTGCGCTTAGTTGAAATCCTTTGCGAAGAGTATCGAGGACTGCGTGACCCCCAAGGACACCGGTTTTCAGCGCCCCTTCCCGAGCTTATACAAATCTGCGCATCAAAAATACTATTCAAAAACGAATCATTAACTTTTTATAAATTGGTTGGAAAATGTGTTAAAATGGTAAAAAACATTTGTGAGGTAAATGACTTGAAGTTATTTAAAAGTAGTAAACAAAAATATACTTGCGACCCTCAATGTAGAAATTATTTTCCGGAAAGAATTGTTGATCATAATAATATAATTAAAGAACATTTAGATTACGCTAAAAGAACTATAAATAATAAAGTCTATATTCTTGGTGGAGGATCAGGTGCTGGCAAATCAGATTTTATTATAGATTTTTTGATAGGTTTAGAGGAGATAGATGAAGATTTTTTAATTATTGATGCAGATCAAGTAAAATATGAAATCTACGACTTTAAGTATTGGGAAAATATAATGAGTGATGATAAGGCATCCAAAGAAATTGATTGCTCGAATCCTTCAGACTTTGTACATGATGAAAGCTCGGATATTGCGGATAAAATAATCGAGCGAGGAACTTCTAGGAATATCAGTTTTATTTATGATGGTACTTTTAAAAACGAAGAAAAATATGAAAAAATACTCACCGTACTAAATAGACTTGGTTATGAAGTAGAAATAATTATATTGGATGTAAGTGTGGCTGTTGCTTTAGATCGAGTTGAAATAAGGGGGCTAGAAACTGGTAGAGATGTACCTAGAAAAATTGTGAAGTCTAGTAATTACAAGGTTGCGGAGACCTTTTTTAATCTTAAAAGAAAGGGTCTTATTAAAAATTGTTCTATTTATGATAACAGCATAAATGGCGTAAAGCCTAAGCTAGTTGCGCAGTTTGTAGATGGAAGAGAAGACTTAATTCTTGATGAAATTTTATTTAATGAGTTTGAAATGAAAACAGAACTCGCAAAACTATTGGATAGACCATAGATTTTAAGAGCTGAATCTTTTATAATATGAATATTATCCCTTTAGTAAGGGTATTAGACTGTAAACGATGATTAGTTAAAGAATGGAGTGAAATATATGAGCTTTCAAGACTTGTTAAGAGAACGTGTTGAAAGAGAAGGGGACGAAATCGCCTTGAAATGGGAAAAGAAATTGCGCAGTGGTCGTAAAGAATTGATGGAGAGAAAAGAGCGTGAGCGAAAAGATCACGAAGTTCCTCCTTACGCACATAATTAAGCCTACCATAAATGCGGTAGGCTTTTTTGCTGTACTTTTTTAATTAGCATGTAAATGATTTCTTAAATCTCATTTTCTGTACTATCAAAATACCCTGAAGGTTTTAGATTCTCGTTTTGATCTTGTTTTTTAAACAGTTCAAATATAGCCCAATCTAGTAATTTTGATTTTGCAACACCCGATTGTTCAGATAAATTTGAAAGTCGTTCTACTGTTTTGTGGTCCAATGAGAAACTAACTCTCTTGCGATTTTTTAATTCTCCCAATGTAAACTCTCCTATTCTTGTGATTCTATTTCTTATCATACTCTGTATCAGTATAAAAAGTTTCAATAAACTACTGTAAACAAGTTGACAGGTGGTTTAAGCTGATTTAAGCTTAATTCAACAAAAAGGAAATGAGGCGAGTATAGAATGATAAAAGTGGAGCAACCTTACCGTGGTCAATATTGGATTTCAAAGCCTGGGCAAGCTAAGTATGCGGTCGGCGCGGCTGAAGCAGCAAAGGTTTTAGGATATTCAATTGAAGAAGTCCGTCGCTTAGTAATCGCAGTCGTCGAAATCAATACGGAGGCCACCGCATGATCGCAACAACCACGTTTATCGGCGAACCTGTTCATGATCGTATCCTCGACGGGGTACCGCCTGCACAAATTGACTGGAGAGACTTACCTTTGGGAAAAGGCGGTGGGATTCCGACAGATAAGAAAAAGGACCGCCTGATTGCGGTCAAAGCGAAGGTGCTTCTTCAATTCCCTGAATTTAGTTTTACAGTCGAAATCGTAATTGCATATGAGGAATTTCTTGGACACGAACTTACCGCAGAAGAAATCTACCGCGACCTAGCGTACGAAGCTTTTGAAGCTTTCGGTGACCAAATGCTAGGGGCAATCGTAATGACGACGGGCGGCGCTGAGATAAACGACGACATGAAGTACGATGAAGTCGCGCAGACAATCGCACTCAAGAAAGCCATAGTTACTTTTGAAGATGTAAAGCACGCGCGATACCGATTCATCTGATAATTTGCACCAAACGGTGAGGCCAATCGCCGGGCTACACAAAGGCCGCGACCAACGGCCGTACATTGAGCTACTTTGTAAACACGGGCAAAGCGACCTTAACATATATTGCTTTACGACAAGCCGGCGCCAAACGGTCTGTCGGATTCACCGCGAGTTGCGCCAACGGCTCGAATTAAATACGAATACATCGAAGGGACAGCGGCTGCAAACGTTGTCCTTTTTTCGTGCGTCCAATCAGGCTTTCGGAGCCTGCCGGAATTAACGAGGGTATCGATACCCCTACGAACGACTGTCGCTGTAATTGTGATTGGTGAGTGCTAAATTAAGCGAGTAACTGCGAAGGCGTCGCAGTCGATCGGTCCAGTACGATACATACGTCAAAAATCACGCTTATTCGCAGGATTACTCAGGCTTGCGATTCAACGGTACCGAAGGTATGGTGTCAGAAAGCGAGGTCTCAAATTTACAGTCGGGTAGCGGTGAAAATCGGCATATATCGCAATCGAGCGCATGATTGGCGTCTTTTTAAGTTTTATTTTATTCGACATGTCCAAATTCGGGTGATCGTACGTATAAGAGTGAAGGTGTAAATAATCGGTCGTAACGAATTATGTCGCAGGTTAACGTCGGTGGTCGCCAGTGACCGGGCAAGCGAAGGAGGCGGTATAGATAATCATTGTTGCGATGGATACGCGTGGCGCGATAGCGACACTATCTCTTTAGTACTCCTTTTCGCTAAGAAAGTAGCTAGGCATCAATAGAGTATATCTTATTAATGATTGGCTACTTTTTTGTTGCGTTCTGTATTAATTCGTTACGGCGCTACTATAAAGTGCTTGCGATCAACACCTATCGGCGTTTCTCGCGAGGGAGTTAAGTAACATCCATATACCATTGCAACAAAGGCAGTGTACACGTTAAGTAAGAACTCGCATCATGATTCGATAATATCAGGTTTAATTTGTCAACGAAAATAAATAATTGGATAAAACAGGTTTAAAAGCACAAATTACGTCTATATATAGAGTGCAAGAGTTGTTATTACGTTTTTTGAACTATATATAGTATTGATGATTGATTAAAGCATGCTCTTATATTCAATTATAAATGTGTCCAAGTTGTGAATTTTAATGAAAACCTATAACTTTTTTTGTTGTGGTGTCCCGAAATAGGCTAGATTTTCAATTTCTGACTGAAGATTGTTGTCCTATATTATAGAAACACCTTACTTACCTCCGTGGACACATTAGGGGCACTTGCCCCACTTTTTGTACAAAAACGACGATACCATCACTTTTAAGACATTTTAGGAAGGAGTAAGCGAATGAAGTTCAATACACGTATACACCAACTTCGGACGGCTGCCGGAATCTCTAAGTTACAGATTAAAAAATTCACAGGCCTCTCGATTCATGTCATTACAAAACTAGATAATGATCCACATTTCGTCCCAAAAGATGTCGCTGCAAAACTGAAAGTCGAAGCGTATCTCGAAGCACTATTGAAACAAAAGGAATCTGAGATTAGCACATTTCATACCCAGCATGGGTACCAACATTTAAAAGGAGAGGTTAAATGACGACATACTTCGAAGTTGACCCTATGACGGCAATCATCGATGAAACAAACGCAATCATTATCGAAACGAAGGCAGGCGATCTTGATTTCGACGCCCGGCTGGCAAGAATCGATCAGTTGACAGCACTAATTAACGATCTTGATCCTCGGACACGCAAGACTGCGAAAGTTCAGCAGATCTTAGAGCGCTTATCCGACGCAGTGCTTTACGAAGATATTACGGATCCGACGCCGTGGAAGTCGCACCATTCGGAATATCCGGTATACAGCGAAACGATGATTAAACGTCGTACGAGTAAAGATTCGCAGATGTTGGTTGCAGAGGCCACGTACGATACTTTCGGAAAAAATCGAGCTAAACCGGAACGTCGGCTAAGAACACGACATGAGGATGAGCTAATTAACGCACGGACAAGATCAGAAAACGCCGAGCGTCGTAAGAAGTATCAAGATTTCGTAAGCGGCCGGAAAAAGGTACCGATGCTACTTCGAGTCACGATTAATAAGGAGGATGCGAATGCTAAAAAAGACATCGACAATCTATCGCCGAACGAGTAATCCACTCGATTTCACCGCCGAGAAGATCACTTCAAACGTCATTGAGGTACTTCAGAATAACGGCATGAGCGTCACGGAGAAGGAAGAAGAAGCCTTCGAAGTTATCTCGAGTGTGCTACTGGATCGACGAAATAAAAAGCACGTATTAGGAATCCCAGCCCCGACCGGTTTCGGAAAAACTCTATTGATGTTGGAGTACGCAAAGTTGATCGCCCAAACGCGTTCTGATGCTATCGTCATTGTACTTCCATATATCGCTTCTGTATCGGAGTTTTACGAAGCAATCGAGATGGTTGCGCCAGGCAGCGCCATTGCTATTCGTAATGTCGAAATGGCAAAGAATGCGCTGGCCTACGAAGAACAATTCGATTCCGCTGCAACTGCGCCGGTGGTCCTGATGACTTCGCAGATGTTCTCGAATCTACTCGAGAATAAGCGATATGAAACGCACATTAATCGGTATCGGGGAATTGCGCCGGAAGTCGATAAAATTCGGCATGTAATCGTAGACGAAACGGTTGATCTGTTGCGAGTTAATCGTGTTTCAGAGAGTCAAATCAGCGAATTGTTACGCTCACTGCATTCTGCGGTATACCACGAACGGCAGCGTAAGACTTCCTCGTATGCTACGAAAACTTTCGACGCGTTCAGTGGGAAAGTGCATCAGTTGCTTGCTCGAATGGACGGAGTTCAGCGTCAAATTGGCGTAATTGAGCGTATTGAAGCCATTGACCCTAGCTATACTGTCGCAAAAAACATCGTAGATACAGTCCGTACACGGTTTGGTCAAGAGTACGAAGCTACGTTGCATGCCGTTGAACACATGATAAGAACAGGTTGCCGCGTTGAATTTGGTGGCCGCAAAGACGAAGACGGCGACTTCCTGCTTGATAAGCGAAACGATCACCAGTATGAACACGTCCTGATTTCACACGAAAGCCTTGCGGACTCACTCGCGGGCATGATGCTCACGATTTTTGATTCCACCGGTGTCGTTGACTTCACATACGGACTGTTGCCGGAAATTGAGTTCGTCGAGTTGCCGCAGATTTTCGATTTCAGCAATCTGACACTTGTGGTATGCGGTTCTAATACGGCTTCTCGAAACTGGGCGATGAAACCGGAAAGTGTACAAAAGCTACGCCTATTTGTAACCGGTGAACTTGTTGAGAACCACGAAAAAATCTTACTCACGACGTTCAAAGGTAAGGCTGCTGAAATGTTGCAAGACGCAATCGGTGAGCTGCCGCAAATTTCATATATGACAAACGCATCCGGTCGAGGATCCAATGCCTACCAAGATCATGATGCCATCGTGCATAACGGAACTGCCATCGGAACAGCCGGCATACAAGTCTCACACGGCGATCAATACCACGCCGACATCGAAGGCACATACGAACTAACACGCAATACTGGCTTGGCTTACGGAGATTCGCGAGTTCAGAGCCTCGTAGATAATCAGATTGGCGTTAAAACTGCGCAGCTCATTGGAAGATTGCGAGCCGGCCGGCGTACGGACGAACTGACAGTGTACTCGCTGTTCCTACCCGAAGATGCCATCGAACTCATTAAGCAAGTTTACCCAGGCATCAACGTGCGTCGTGAAACGTTTTTAGCTGGCGAGTTTACTGATCGAATTGACGGACTGGAGACCCTTCTTCGTGAATACCCGGACGATATCATACGAAAAAAGCAAATCGCAGAGAGTTTAGATATACGTACTTCTTCACTGACTACCATTCTAAAGACTAATTCGTCTGCTAAGCGAGCAATAGCTTCTGCCGGCTTTGAACGATTAAACGGTCAGTCATACGTACGAAAAATAATGAAATGAGTGATTCGAACTTTGGAAACTGAACAAGAATTAAAACAACAGGTTGCTGCTCGACACAGATCTTATCGGCGCACTTTAAGTGGAAGGCTATCTCGGGCTGCTGAGTCCGCAAATAAATTAGCTAAAGAACAGGGACTGGAAGGTCGGGTGACCACTGACCAACTAAAGGATTTGTTTCAGCAACAAGGTGGTCTGTGCTTATTAACTGGACGCAGCTTGACCGCAGACAATCCTGACGCAGACAGCCACCTCTCGCTAGATCACATCGTTGCAGCAAACTGCAAATCCGGCGTAGCAACTGGATCCGTTGAAAACATGGCTTTGGTTCGCTTACCGATTAATCGATTGAAATATTCTCTGCCCCTTTGCGAGCTGTTCGGTAAAGATTTGCCGGTCCTGACTCGCTATATGACGGAATGTTTGTCGGAAGATAGGCAGAAAGAAATCATTGATTTGCAGTATAGGCAGCTCAAGGCTTTGGGGAAGGGCGTGGTTAAAGGACAGTTCACTAAGGTCGGGAATTACCGCCGCCGAAATACAAACCGGCGTACTAATAAAACTAAAAACATTAAATGAAAAGGAAGTGGCCAACGATGCCAAAAAAAATAAACGATTTAGTATTACTACCAAAACCGGCTGAAATGCCGCTGCCGGAAACGGTCTATGAAACAGAGTCCGGAGAACTTCGCTACAAACCGTTCGAAGATCACGAAGCTGCGCGAGTCGAGTACGAAGCGCAAGCCGCCGCAATTGACGCAAATATCGAAGCATCTCGCCAGGCATATGAAGAAGCGAAAGTAGCGCACCAAGCGTTAGTAACGGAAAACTTGCTTGGCAACGCGACTGACGCAGAGTTGACGGAATCAGAAGCACGATTAACCGACATGGCAAAGCTTCTCGAAAATAAGGAATCGCTGCGTGCCGAGACTATTTCGAAACTAGCGCCGACTTACAGCAAAGCCGAAATGCACGAGGGGTACCACGCTGATTTCGTAGCGTTTGCGGAGAATCGGAACCTTATCGCATTGCACAAAGCATTTGAACTACGTGAGCAGTTCCTAGCAGCTATCGACGAATATTTGGCAGAGTGCAGTAAAGCCACGGATACTCGAATGCTTTCGAAGGATTTTATTAGCGATCACTATATTGTCGGACCAAATCCAACTGATCGTGTACACAACCCGATTAAGTCGCCGGTTCCTCAAAATGCCCAAGGTGTATTGATTGAGAAGAAACATTGGTTAGATGTAGGGGTGCCTTTATCGACTGAGAAAGAGCTCGATAAGATGCAAAAACATAGCGTGTTCCACCGATTTGAAACTAATAAGTAACAAAAATTAGAAAGGTCGTGGCTCCATGATTCCAGACAATTACACTATTAAAGAATTATCGGATTTAAATAAATACAAAGAAATCGGTTTTATTGAAATGAAGATACCTTCCAGTATTAATGACGATGGTAGCACATATCGTTTTGAACCACTTGAGGAGTACAAAGAAATTTCAACAGGTGCTTTAGCTCATTCAGAAATGTTACGTGGAAAAGTAGCTGAGGCAAAGGTTGCGGCAGATATAGCTAAGAAAATTCATTCAGAAAATGTTACAGCTAACATGCTTGGTGAACTACCTGATTCAAAATTAGATCAATCCCGCATTAAAGCAGAAACTCTTCTAAAGATTTACGAGGAGAAAGAGTATGCCTGTCAAGAGGCAATCACCGCGTACTATCTAAAGCTAGACCGTGCAACAGTCGTTAGCAAGTTCAAAGAAGAGGCAGTCCCTTATCTAAAAAATAGAATGACTGCAAAAGAGGTCGAAATGTGTAAAGCGCGGGATGCTTATTTGGAGTCAATTAAAGATTTTTTCTTTGAGTCACAGAAAATAGAGCAAACGTACAATGACGTTGAGCAGTTAAGAAAAGATGCGAATTATGCAAGAGGATCGAATAGCTTAATTACTCCGATGAGTAGCATTGCTTTTGCTGAACGTTCTCTAATTAAACGCCCGACGTCTTGGAGTTTCCCGTTCCAGCTATCTAGTGACGAGCTTACTTTAATCAATCGTCAAACTCCGAGATTAGTATGACGAAGCAGCAACCGTTATTAGAAAAGATTGCTGATTGCGCGCTACGGCGCGCCGGTCGGCTTTTCGAAAAAGTCGAAGCTGCAGATCGGCGAGCGGACAGCTTGTACTTGGACGTATACATGACGTATCAAAAGCGTATTTCTATGAAAGGTATCGGTTCACGTTCAGGATTACGCCGATACGACGAGAAGATTGCGGAAGATGTCTTCATCGAAGAACTAGCGATCATGACGTTAAAATGGCGGATTGTCGTCGGTGACCAAGCGGTTAGGGCGTTAAACGCTGCGACATTGGCGATGAACGTTGCGCAGTGGATCGGGTCGAGCAAACAAAAACACGAAGTGATTGATTTAATGCAACGAATCCGACCGTTCTACACCTCGGTTTATCCAACCGCGATTCAGGCGTTAGTTGATCGAAATCCTAATCAAGCGGTTTTGATTGAAGCAAAAGTTAAACAATGGCAAAAAGAGCGATTGCTTGGCGAAGGGAAATTCAACTTGCGCGAAGATGTCGATAAAAACGTACTCAAGGAGATGTTCGAATGAAAGACATGCGAGAACTGCTGAAAATTGAACGGAAGATGGTCGGATTGCTTGAAACGGAAGCAGAAGTATCGAGAGAAGACTTGGACGATGCGCTTTTCTATGCGGTATCGATGAACCGACCTCAAGCAAAAGTTAAATTTGAAAAATTAAAGCGGCTCTACGAATTTCAACAACATAATCTTGAAGTTCGTACCCCGATTCCGGAAGCAGAGCGCGTGACTGCGGCACAGGTCGAAGAAGCCCGCAAGAAAGCAATCCTGAATCCCTCGGCTAAGGGTCGTGTGGAATACGCTATGTTACAGCGCGCACTATCTTATCAAGAAGATCGCGACGCTGAGCTGGCCGAAATCAAACAACAAGATAAGCAAGAACAGCGAGAGCTAGCGAAAGAACAGCGCGTCCAATCCGCCGATCAAAAGCTGACTGAAGAACTTCAGGCGGCGTACAAGCAACAACTTGAAGCAAAAAACGCTGCTTTTGACGAAGTTAACCAATAATCGGAATGAGGCGCCTTCGGGCGTCTTTATCTTTTCGGGAGGTAGTACATGACGAAAGTAACGTATCAATACAAAACCGATTCCATCGACCTATCGCGCACTCCTGCGGTCAAACTGCGCTATTACGACGGCACTTACGTAACGGACTTTACTTCGATGTCGACCGGCTTCCAGTGGAGCGGTAATAAGAACGATGCATTCCGCTGTCTTGCGATTAGCCTGATCATGGGCGCAGATGTCAACAATCGAGACTTCCTACCGGCAGTAGGGCGACAGATTCGTTTGTATTCCGGTAGCGTCGAACTATTTCGAGGCGTAGTCGTTGAGGTTGAGCAGGGTGGCGACGGGAAGGCGACAGTTAGCGTTTATGACGAACTGTGGTACGCGACGAAAAATACGGTCGATTTCGTAGTGGCCGGCGGAATGACCGCAAGTCAAGCAATTAAGGTCTTGTGCAAGAAATACGGATTGGCTTACGGATCTATCACAGACACCAAATATAAGTTCGGTCGTAAACGATTCTTCAAGAAGACGATAGCGGAGATATTTGACACACTCATTTGGGAGACTTACCAGGTCACCGGGCGCAAATACATGCTCGAGGTACGCGGCGGTAAAATCGTCATGGCGCAGGTCATTCCGCAGAATGTTCGATTCCGGGTCGAGCGCGGTACCAATCTAAAAGGAATTACCGCAACCACGTCAATCGACGGAATGGCGACGCAGGTTTATGTAACGGGTGGTGCCGATGAAGAGCGAGGACTGAAAGTGATCCGAAAAGATGCTAACGGAATTAAACGATACGGCATCCTGCAGCACGCAGAACATCGCAGTAACGTACGTAAGTCCGGTGATCTATTGAAGTTTGCGGATAAGATGCTTGCACGACGCAATCAACCGACTCGTACGATTTCTGTACAGGCCCTCGGACATTTCAGTGTCAAATGCGGAGACGTCGTCTACATTAAAGATCGTACCACCGGCGTAAATGGTCGATACTGGGTCACCGCAGATACGCATACGATTGATAGTAAAGGCGTTCATACGATGGACTTGTCACTCGCCAAAACGTGGGCCTTGGAAGTTTCAAACTACGAGCCACCAAGCGAACCTTCGAGCAATACCGGTACCCCAACCGGCGACGATGCAGCTATCGGAACGAAAGCGCCGTACAAGTACCTGACGCAGTTTGTACGCAAATACGAGACTTCGAATGCAGGTAGTACTTCGATTTACAACGATACCAAATACGGCGGCATGTCTTATGGTTATTATCAAATGGCATCCCGTGCAGGCACTCCGCAAGACTTCGTGAAATGGCTTTCTAACCGCGATGATGAAATTTACGAGCGGCTAAACGTAAAAATCGGATCCGTATCGCAGGTAAACGGCGCTTTCGCTAAAGAATGGCTGGCGGTAGCTCAACGCTATAAGACACGATTCACCGATTTAGAGCACGCTTACGCTAAACAAAAATATTACGATAAGGCGCGCGAAGGTATCCGCAAGAGAACCGGCATCGACGTGAACAAGCGAAGCTGGGCGATACAGGCGGCATTGCTGTCGACTGCAATCCAGTTCGGTGTAGGCTCCGCTACTAGTGTGAAGGGCGCCATCCCAATCTTCAGTACGATGTACAAGAAAGGGATTTCCGACGAGGCGTGGATTCGCGCCATTTACGCAGACAAGACCCGCCGGTTCCCAGTTACGAAGACCCGTTTCGCCAATGAATTAGCGGATGCAATCGCCATGCTGAAGAAACAGCAAGCATCAATCGAGCGCAGTAAGCCCGCACCTAAACCGAGTAGCGCCTCTAAGACCGCAGTTCGCGAGAAGATCGTCAAAATCGCACGAAGTAAAAAAGGTCGGCTGACATATAACCTGTCCGGCGGTAATCCGCTACTCAGCGGTAGCAACGTTGGGGACTGTAGTGACTTCGTACAGTACGTCTTTAAACAAGCGGGAGTTAGTGGCACCGTGCCGAACTATACGCCGTCGATTTGGGGGAAGTATACGAAAATCAATCGTAGCTCTGCGCAACCAGGCGATTTAGTGTTATTTACCGGTACTATTCCGGGTCGTGCGAAAGGGCAAGCGTCACACGTCGGTATCGTATCCGGCGACGGAAACATGGTCAATCTGCAATCGTACGGCTGCAAGGAAGAAAAGTATGGATCCGGATACTGGGGCAATTACCTTCTCGGATTCGTTCGAGTATTAAACTGAAAACTAACAGGAGGAATGACGAATGCGTAATACAAACGAAAGCACTCAAAATCTCGGCGCGGATTTGCGTCGGGTCGTCAAAAAGTACGGAGAGAATAAGGAAGTTGCGCTAATCTACGGGACAGTCATCGGCGTGAAACCAATTGAGATTTTAGTAGACGGTACAACGGATGCACTACAAGCCGCAGACTTAACGGTTTCGCTCAGTCTCACGAACCAAAGCGTCCAGGCGACATTTAACGGTACTACGAGTACGCTGATCATTGAGAACGCTTTGAAGCGCGGGGAACGTGTTGCGATGTTATCGGATACGGCGCATGATCGCATCTACGTAGTCGAGCGCGCAACGGACGGGCAGTAACGCAAATAGACGAAGGTCGGCGTTTGGTTGCGCCTGCCTTCGTCCATATCTATTATTTCACGTTACGTATTTGCTAAATTGCGAAATAAAGCGTTTGCCTGCGAAGAGGGAAATGGTATACTTTCGGTAACTAAATGAAGTCATCGTGAGTTCACGTGGCTTAACGTAAGATTACCTTCCATACCCCTTCCGAATCACCCCAAGCGCTCACTATCTGATTCGACGGATGCCGCAGGTTCCCGCCAGACAAACGTCAAGGCGATCCCGATTGCAAGCATGACCGTCGCAAAATAGAACGGATAGTTGAGATCGACATCAAACAGAATCCC